ATGCCTCAGTTGAACCACTAATAAACATCATTAAAAAATATGTTCAAAAAAAAAATAAAAAAATACTTCTTTTTGGTACAGGAGGTGACGAAATATATAACGATCATCACGAACAGGTAATGGGATTTAGGCTTGGACGTACTAATGGAATTTTTCCCGGAAATCTGAAAATAGTGTGGCCTTGGTATAATCATTCAGGCAGATTAGAGATGAACAATACTAGGAATGATTTTATTTGTGGATTTTTTGGAATAGAAGCGAGGAATCCACTTTTAGATGTTCAACTGGTTCAATCGTGGCTCAACACAACTCATAAATTGAAAAATAAAAGTTATAAGTCTTGGATGCAGATCTATATGGATCAAGAGAATTATCCATACACAAAAAAGAAAGTGCATTGGGGAGAACCCGATTACCTACCAGAACCTTGGAAAATAACAAGATAAATATTGTTATGAAAATCACTGAGGTCACGGGAATCACGGAAGAACAATTCGAGAAGTTGGCCGAGAAGAAGGACGCCTGCTATCACAAGGTGAAATCAAGATACAAGGTATGGCCAAGTGCCTACGCCAGTGGTGCATTGGTGCAGTGCCGTAAGAAGGGCGCGGCCAACTGGGGTAACAAGAGCAAATGAGGATCACGGACGTAATCACGGAGAAGTGCTGGAAGGGGTACGAGAAGCGGGGCATGAAGACCATGTTCGGCAAGCGTGTGCCCAACTGTGTGAAACGTGAGGACATCGACTTCTGTGTGCGTTGTGGTGACATCATAGTGGCAGAGACACTGAACGAGGACCTCAAGAAATGGTTCAAGCAGAAATGGGTGAGGTTTGGTCCCAAGGGCAAGATCCGTGGAGCCTGTGCTCGTGGCAGTGAGAAGGAAGGCAAACCAAAATGTTTACCAGCCAAGAAGGCCTACGCACTGGGCAAGAAAGGCAGGGCATCGGCGGCTCAGAGGAAGAGGAGAGAGGATCCCAATCCCAACAGGCGTGGTAAAGCCAAGAACGTGGCCACCAAGAAAAAATAGTTTACACATCCACCAAAGTATAATATAATATACGCTTAACAACAGGAGAAACAAATGGCAGTAAGAAATTTCAACGACGCTGAGAAGCAGAAACTAATACAGATCATATCACAGGGCTCACAGGTGCTAGGTGAAGTGGAAGATCTCAAAGGTGGTTTAAAAGACACAGTCAAGGCGATAGCAGAGGAACTGGAACTGAAACCAGCACTGATCAACAAGGCGATATCAGTGGCACACAAGGGCAACTACCAGAACATCGCAGACGAGATGGACACGCTGGAGAGCATCCTAAACACGGCCGGCAAACTTTAATGTTGGCGAAAGTCAGATCATTCTGGCTTCGTAGTTTTGAGAGTGACCGCACAGCGTTCTATTTCGAACTGGTCAGTTTCATTTTCACGGTGGGAGCCAGCCTCACACTAGCGATCACGGCCGCGGACCCAGACATGACAATCATATACCCGGGATTCTTCATAGGTGCTGTGACACAGTGCTATGCCGCCTACAGGAGGAACGCCGCATTCGTGATGATGATCACTGGCTACTTCTCCGTCATAAATGTCTACGGCTACGGCGTGGCAAGTTATTGGTGGTAAGATGAGTTACATAGACGCACTATATAAAAAAGACGAGGACAGGATTTATGTTGTAGAACGTGATCCAAAAAAGGGCAGGATATTCACCGAATATGATGCCAGGTACGTGTTCTACTATCCAGACGCCCGTGGCAAGCACAGGGGCATGACCGGAGAGCCACTACAGCGTGTGGTGTGTCAGACACACAAGGAATTCATAAAAGAGCAACGAATAAGATCAAACAAGCAACTGTACGAACACGACATCAATCCAGTATTCAGGTGCCTGGAGGAGAACTACCTGGGCAAGGAGACGCCAAAACTGAACGTGATGTTTTTTGATATTGAGGTGGACTTCGATCCAGATCGTGGTTACTCAACGACGGATGATCCGTTCATGCCCATAACTGCCATAAGTTGTTACATGAGCTGGACGGATCAACTGGTCACACTGGCAGTGCCACCCAAGACCATCAGCATGAAGGATGCCGAAGAGCTCACCAAGAGATTCGACAACACCATGCTGTTCGAGAAGGAGAAGGACATGCTGGACGCGTTCCTACAACTTGTGGAAGATGCTGACATCTTGTCGGGTTGGAACTCAGAGGGTTATGATATTCCATACACCGTGGGCAGGATACAGAAAGTGCTCAGTGGTGATGACACTAGACGCTTATGCTTCTGGGGTGAGAAACCCAAGAAGAGGGTGTTCGAGAAGTACGGCAGGGAGCAGTTGAGCTTTGATCTGGTCGGAAGGGTGCACCTGGACTTGCTGGAACTGTACAGGAAATACACATACGAGGAAAGGCACAGTTTCAGATTAGATGCCATAGGTGAACACGAACTGGGCGAGAAGAAGACCGTGTACGAAGGATCACTTGATAATCTATACAAAAACGATTTTGGCTTGTTCATAGAGTACAACAGGCAGGACACGGCACTGCTGGCCAAACTGGAGAAGAAATTGAAATTCATAGAACTGGCCAACGAGATCGCACACCAGAACACGGTGCTACTTCAGACAACAATGGGCGCAGTGGCGGTCACAGAACAGGCCATCGTGAACGAAGCACACAGGAGAGGCATGCAGGTGCCTGGCAGGAAATACAAGAAGGAAGGGGAGGAAAACCAACCAGCAGCTGGAGCATACGTGGCGACCCCTATGAAGGGCATACATGACTGGATCGGATCCATCGACATCAACTCACTGTATCCAAGTGTGATCAGGGCACTGAACATGGGACCAGAGACCATAGTGGGACAGATAAGACCTGTGATAACTTCCGCGGAGATCAACAGGGCCAAACACGCCAAGAAGTCGTTCGCGGCCGCGTGGGACAGCCAGTTCGGTTCATGGGAGTACCAGGCGGTGATGAAACAGGACAAGGGCACGGAGATCATAGTGGACTGGGAGGACAAGACCAGTGTGCGTATGAGTGCGGCACAACTGTATGATGTGATATTCGACGGCAACAACAAGTGGATGCTCAGCGCGAACGGAACCATATTCACATACGAATATGAGGCCATCATACCTGGCTTGTTGAAACGTTGGTACGCCGAGAGACAGGAAATGCAACAGAAGATGCGTGACTGTGGTGACAACGAGATAGAACGGGAGTACTGGGACAAGAGACAATTGGTTAAAAAAATTAACCTGAACAGTCTGTATGGAGCGATATTGAACCCAGGATGTAGGTTCTTTGACATCAGGATAGGACAGAGTGTGACACTCACAGGCAGATGTATCACTAGGCACATGGCCAGCAAGGTCAATGAGATCGTGGCGGGCAAATACGACCACAAAGGTGAGAGCGTGGTGTACGGTGACACGGACTCAGTTTATTTCACAGCACACAAGACACTGAAAAAAGAGATCGACGAGGGTGTGATACCATGGACCAAAGAGTCGGTGGTCGCGCTGTACGATAAGATTGCCGACGAAGTTAACGGATCATTCAAATCATTCATGACCCGAGCATTCCATTGCCCAGGTACGCGTGGCGAGGTCATAGCGGCAGGTAGGGAACTGGTTGCTAGTAAAGGATTGTTTATAACCAAGAAAAGATATGCTGTGTTGTACTACGACAAGGAAGGCAAACGTGTGGACACCGAAGGCCAATCAGGCAAAGTAAAAGCAATGGGTCTTGATCTAAAAAGATCAGACACACCGGTGTTTGTACAAGACTTCTTAAGTGATCTGCTGTACATGGTGTTGACAGGCATACCTGAAAAAGAGGTTCTAGAGAAAATAAGCGAGTTTAGGGCGGAATTTAAATCAAGGCCAGGATGGGAAAAAGGATCTCCAAAGCGGGCCAACAACATGACCAAGTATACGGAAGAGGAGAACAGGAAAGGCAAAACTAACATGCCTGGACACGTGAGGGCTAGTATGAATTGGAATCGTTGTAGAGACATGTATGGAGACAAGTACTCCTTGCCCATAACAGATGGTGCCAAGGTGATCGTTTGTAAACTAAAGTCAAATCCTTTGGGCTATACGTCCATAGCATACCCAGTTGATGAACTGCGTATTCCCGAATGGTTCAAAGAACTGCCGTTTGACGGAGATGCTATGGAGAGCACGATTCTGGACCAAAAGATAGATAACCTTATAGGTGTATTAGATTGGGACGTTCAAAGCACAGAAACCACTAACACCTTCAACAAACTGTTTGAATTCTAAATATACACATGCTGAGTATAGAAGAAATAAAATTATTAATTGAAAAATTACAGAAGTTAAAAGATGGCAAAGATTTTAACACTATACTAGAACAAAATCTAAAGATACTCAAAGATCTTGAAATAGTAGTAGATGCCAATAATAATGAAATGATCGATAGACTGGATAAAACAGTTACTTGGTTTCGTAAAGATCTAGAACAAAAACAAAAAAAACCAATCGTTGGACAAGATCTCTACAGAATGGTACAGACCAAGATATTCCAATTCGCAAAAACTAATCTCTACAACAGCCTGGAGATAGGACCAGGAACAGGCATGTTCTCAAAAGAATTCCGCGCATGGCGTTTAAATTTCTTTGTTGACATAATGCAAGACATAGAAAAAAAAATTAGAAAGAGATTTAATCCCACCTCGCAAAAGAATCTCAGATTCTATACCACGGACCGAACAGCGTGTGATCAGATACCAACGGGCTCATGCAATTTCGTGTTCAGTTGGGACACTTTTGTTTTCTTCACGCAAGAACACATCAAGCAATATCTCAATGATATCAAGAGGGTTCTCATAGATGGTGGATACGTATTCATACAATACGCCGATTGCCATTATGACATAGATCTCGCTCAGGCAAAAAGAGGGTATTGGAATTACAACACCAAGACCGCAATGACCAAGATCATAGAGGACGAGGGCTACGAGGTAGTGGAAATGAACATGTTCAGACCCGGCGCCAACTACGCCATATTCCGCAAGCCTGGTAAACAAAATCCAGTTGTGTACAAAGTTTCTGAAATAACTGTAGACTAAGACCTAAATATCATGTACAATTAGGGTATTATGATAGACATCTTAAAAGACATCGTTAAACACACGCATGGATTGGGATTCTTGGATCTGGTCAAGATCACTGGGGACGATAAGGAAAC